TATATATTTTTTAACTCTTTCTAAATCAGATCTTCTATTTGTTCCGCCTCCACCATCATCTACAATGATTTCATCAGCATCCACCAGATCAGCACCAATATCTGTACCACCATCAATCTCTAATGCTGATAATGCTACTTTACCTGCTGTAGATATAGTAGCTAGTTTTGTATCTGCGATTGCAGCACTAGATTTAATATCTGCATTTACAATGTTTGTAATAGTATTATTATCAGAATCTATTGACTTATTTGTAAGTGTAGCTGTTGATGCTGTTGATACTAATCTAGCATTTCCACCAGTGCTTGGTAATGTAAGAACATTATTAGCAGCTTCAGAATGCGGTGCAGCTATAATTGTTTGTCCGTGACTGTTACTCTCACAATTTAATACTATTTTACCTTGGTTAGTATTACCTCTTACAACAATCTTACCTGTGCCATTAGGTGCAAAGTTAATATCACCATTACTAGCAGTTGCTATATTGGCAGAACCAATAGTAGCTCCATTGATTGTAGGAGTTGTTAATGTTTTGTTTGTTAATGTATCTGTTGTTGCTCTTCCAACTATTGTGTCTGTTGTTGCAGGTAATGTTAGTGTAGTATTACCTGAGAAGTCAGCATGAGCAGGTGCTTGTAATTGTGCATAGTGAGCATTACTTGATTCACAGTAAAATCTTACATAAGATTGAGCACCTGAGTTCTTGATTGATATTGCACCTGATTGCATATCAATACCATTAGAACCATCTATTCTTACAACACCTGTTCCATTTGGTGTAAGTGTGATGTTACCATTAGATGTAGAAACAATATCCTCTCCGTTTACATCAAGTGAACCTCCTAGTTGAGGACTTGTATCAGCTACAACGTCTGTGATACCACCGAGAGCAGAGGATATAGAAGCTAATGTAGTTTTTCTTAATGCACTAGCACTTGCATCATGTACAAGTATTGTATCGTTAGATGTATCTAGTGATGTTTCAGCAGTCTGTCCTGTAATAACATTTGCATTTAACATAGCAGTTTCTACTGCATCATTAGCTATTGTTACTGCACCATTAGATGCTATAGTAACATCACCTGATACTGCTACAGGATTAAAGTTAGTTCCATCTGCAACCATGATATGACCACTAGTATTAGTACCCATAGTTAGGTCATCACCTGTTACAGTTAAGTCACCTGTAACAACTACATCACCACTGAAAGTAGCTTTACCATTTAGAGCCATATCAATGTCAAGAGCAGTTATTGCACTAGAACCATCTGTTCCTTTTATTGCAAAGTTTTTATCTGCAGTGCTTACAGTTAACTCTACATCTGTTGAGTTGTTTGCTATATCAAGTATTGATGTGCCACCATCCTTGAATATTACATTACCACCATCTGCATCTAAAACAATGTCTGTGGTAGCATCTAGTGTTATAGTAGAGCCTGAATCTATTTCTGCAATTATAGGAGTTGTTAAAGTTTTGTTCGTAAGTGTCTTTGATGTAGCAGAAAAGTATGTGTCTAAGTCTGTAACAGCAACTTGCTTCATAGTTCCTGCATCGTTATAAACAACTCTGTCTGCATCTGCTACTGTAGTTGATGTAGCACTAGTGTCACCATCTACAATGTTAAGTTCACCTACTACAGAAGTTATGCCATCAAGAACATTAAGTTCATCTGTAGTAACTGTAGCACCATCTAGTATCTCTAGTTCTGCTTCAGATATACCCGCAGAACCTATTGTTACTGTACCTGCAAAAGTTACGTTAGCACCATCAAATGTCATAGCAGTTGTACTGCCTGACTTAATTATTAAGTTGCCACTAGTATTTGTAAGAGAAGCAAACTGTGTTCCACCATCTTTAAGTACAACATCTCCACCATCTGCATCTAAGGTTATATCACCTGCAGTATCTACAAGAACTGCACCATCTGCTACTAAATCTAATTGTCCATCTGTGCTTGAACTGATGTGTATAGCTGTATCTCTGAACTGTAGCTTCTCTGTAGAAGCGATAAGTATGTCATCACTAAATTCAAAATAATCCTCGTCTTCTTTCCATGTCAAAACACCATCATTTGATTCACCATCAAATGTGACTGCTATATCTGTACCTGCAGTGCCATCACCTATTGTGATTGCAGTTCCAAGTAATTTAGTTATAGGACCACCTTCTGCAGTCGTACCATCATGAGTGTGTCCTGTACTCGCTGCGAAGGCTGCTAATAACTGATTAAACTCATCATTACTATGAGCAGCAGTTATTATGTCTCCATCAGTAAATGTGGATTGTCTAGTGTATGTAGCTCCCATTTATCTTCTTGCTCCTACTTGATATTCTAATCCAAAACCTCTTAACGCATATGGTGCAGAAGTTCCGTTGTCGTTAACTCTAAGTGCAACAGTAAATCCTGAACCCTCTACAGACTGTCTTAACAATGGCTCTGTCTGTCCACCATACGTTGCAGTTCCATATGTAGCACTTCCATAAACTGCCACAATATCTGCTGCAGATAAAGAGTACGCTGCAGGTCTTGGTGTATCAGGGTCTTCATAATCGTATCTTAAAAATAAATCTGCGTTTACTGAAGACTCAGGTTTATAACTTACAAGAACACGTTGCATATGTTTTCGTATTCCTGCATCACCAAAACTTAAATCAGGACTTCTATATTTACCATCTATAGCAGTTCCATCAAAATCGTTACCACTTTCTTGTTGATATACAAACCCATCAAATCCACCATGTATAACAGTTGTACCACTTGTGTCTGTAAAGGTAGATGTAGATGAAGGCTTAATACCTTTTAACTTTGCAAACTCAAATGTTTGTCCTCGTAAAGAACATATAGCTCCCTCTGTTAAACTTTCTAATATACTAGTCTTAGAAAAGAAAACTCTATACTGAGTTTTGTTAGGTATAACAACAGAAGTAAAACTTGTTGCAGTGGCTATGTTAGTGTTAAATAGAGGTTGCACGTTTGCACTTATAGTTCCTAATTCAACGTCACCAATTCTTGCAGTACCTGCTATAGTACGTAATCCATCAGGTGCTAAGAATATTAGGTCACCTGCAAATTCTTGTATTGTTTGTCCATTTACACAACCTATGTTTCGTGTAACAGGTGTCACTGCAAAGTTAGAACTTGACGTTCCTGACAGTTTAAATATTCTATTTTCACAAAATATAAATAAGTCTTCACGGAAAACTTTAAGTCCAACTATAGTGTCATCTACTTTTATACTACCTGCACCACTGCCTGTTGCAAAGTTATCTTCATCAAAAGGTATGCTAAATACAACCTCTTGTTTATTACTTGACATTCCTGCATAAAACATATGGTCTTTGAATGCCTTAACAAACTTTGCACCTGTTACTGCAGTGCTTACTTCACCACTTCCTGCAGAGGATACATCTGTTGCACTAAATGATGTATTAAAAACTGTTGGTGCATTATTACCATCTGCTACTATAAACTTATCATTGCCATCAAAGTTAAATATTTCAAAGTCGTATACACCTGCACTTGTTCTTCCTGTATCTATCTCTGTCCAAGAATTATTACCTGCAGTGGCAGTAAATATTTTTTGTCCTCTAGCAGCTACAATCTTGTCATTAAACTTTATTGATAATAACACTGCCTCTGTTGATGCACTTGTTTGTGGAACTATATTAGTAACAAGTTTAGCAAATCCGTTTATTCTTCTGTAACCACCCTCTATGTCAGGTTCAAAGTTTTGTAACTCTAGTGCCTCGCCGGGTTGCATAGCAAAAGTTGACTTGTTTAAAACTAAGCCACCCTGTAGAGGGAAATTTACAGGTTGTACTTGAGAAGCGTCAGGCATTTAGTTCACCCTTACACTTAAATCTGCTGTGCTAGTATATCCTACTTTTGGTATAAATGTTGATCTTATATATTCAAATCTGTTTACCAACAGTGTCTGCATATTCTTTATGCCTTGCTCAAATCGTGCAAAGTTTAGCTGATACTGTGCAGTCTCTCCTCTGTACTGATATACAAAAGCTGTAGCTCCATCCACTATAACGGCATCAAAACGTGCAGGTATACTTGTTGTGTCATCCTGTGCTGATAAATCTGTTGGGAAAGTGTAATAGTCAAATTTTAAAGAATATGACCTATCTCCAACTTTAATAGGATTAGATAATTTAG